ACCGAACCGCCCGCCGCCACACCCCCCTCCCCAAGGGGGGACCCCGTGCCCCAAATCGTATACCCAGTCCCGTACGTTTGGCATTTCAAAATTTCCCGGGTTGCCATATATCCGACGTAGCGGCCCTCATTGCTCTAGAGGCGATGTATTGTCTTTGCTCTCATCTCATATGCCATTACATCATATTTGCAGCAACGTCTAACAATTCTCGGTGATTAACGCACTCCACCTGAGGGCAACCGAGCGAAGCGAGGGCGGCAGTCCATCAAGCTTCACCAACAGCAGACCAGGGCTTTTAGTCCCCCCCACGCTTTGTACTCTTAAGTACAGGTGGCCGTGACCAGTAGCTTCTAGCCGACACCTTTGTATTGCTTATCCCCTTGTACGTATCGCATATTTAAGGTAGTTGGCACTTACCAGCGGCGTTGTTTGACAAATAAGGGGTCAGTCCCCGTTACCGGCCACTTTCGCTTTCCTATCCTACGTCACTTACAAATAGGGTCTAGCGCATGAATTCGCTGAAGTTGTGACTTGAATATACACCAAGGGTTTGTTGCTAGCAACTTCTAGTGCCAGTTTTTTTCTGCCCTGCGATCTTTTTCTAGCTTTGCGATCCATCGAGCTGCTGCGCGCTCTGCTGAAGCGAGGAGTTGTTCATCGGATAGCTCTTGCGCTGGCTTCAGATCTTTTTTACGAATAATGCTGCTTGATGTGCCCGTTTTCTTTCCCATGGGTGTAGTATAGTACAAGTAAAATAATACAAGGAGGATTATGGAGAAAGAGTTTCCAATTACTCACGGCACGCTTTATGCGTACGTAGGACACAAATGTCGCTGCCCGGCCTGTACTGATGCAATGCGTCGTTATAGCCAAGCTTACCGAGGCACCGAGAAGGGCGCGGAGAAAACCCGCATGTCGAGCCAAAAGAGTAACTACATCCGTCAGCGCTGCGTCGATTACATGAAAGTCAACCACGCCGACATTGTTGAGCAGTTTTCCCTTACTTGGGACAGGAAGTCGACAATCGAGAGGAATCGCAGTGGACTTTAAGGAGTGGGCAACTTATGGCATGGAGCATGGCTGGTGCAGCCCTCCTATTTGTTATTTCCATGACGGTTTGGAATTTGATGATGTTCAGACGGAAGAAATAGACGCTGGCGGTGACCCATGCGTTTGGCTGATCCACGTATATGACAGTGATGAACAACGTGCCGAGCTTGAAGAAAAGCACCCGGCATATAAATGGCGCAAGATTGGCTACGAAAGGAATTAATTGTGAGTGAAGGGACGAATCTCGAGTTGGCCATGCGCGACTTGGGTATTGAGATTGAAAAGCTTATTGAGGACCGGAATCGGTTGCGCGAGGATTGGAAAGCCATGATCCGCCAAATCGAGGATCTTGAGCACCAAAATAAGCGCTTAAGGAGAAAGTTGGCAGATAATGTCTAATCAGGAGATGCTTTGGGACGAGGGGCGTAGCAAGTACGTCACCAAGGTTCCAAGGCAAATGACACGTTGGAGTGACCCGGGTACCAGTTTTGAGGCTGCGGCCAGCGTTGCCATGACAAAAAGTCAGAAGATTGTAATGATTGCATTCCGGTCGCGCAATGCCATGACGGATGAGGAGCTCATTCACATGATTGCGAAACTTGGATTTAAGCTCTCGGCCTCCGGTGCGCGTAGTCGCCGCAAGGAATTGGTCGAAATGGGTCTGTTGCGCGATTCAGGCGTAAGAGAATTAACAGATAACCGCAGACAAACTACAGTATGGGAGTTAAATAATGAATAGCATCACCGTTGCAGGCAACTTAGCCAAGGACCCCGAGCTTGCATACTCGGCAAATGGCGAGCCAATCTGCAAGTTTTCCATTGGAAGCAAGGACAAATCCACCAGTGACGACGTTACTTGGCACAATATTGTCTGTTTCCGTGGCTTAGCCGAGAATGTGGCTGGATCTTTGTCCAAAGGCAACCGAATTATGGTTGTTGGCCGCCTTTCAAAGCGCAATTACGAGAAAAAGGACGGCACCCAGGGTCAGTCTGTGGAAATAATTGCAAATGACATTGCTGCCAGCATGCTTTTTTCTACAGTCGAGATCACAAAGGTCAACTTCAACGGCAAAAAGGAATCTAATGTCCAGCAAACCGAAGAAGAACCCTTCTAACTGGTACGAACATGCAGCTTGCCTTGGCTATGAAACTGATCTGTGGTTTCCTGACGCTCCGCAAGGGCGGGATTATTTTGCTTTAGCCAGGCAAGTTTGCAAAACGTGCGAAGTCAAACAGGAATGTTTAGACTTTGCACTTAGTTTTACCTCTGAAAACGATCGTTTTGGCATGTTCGGAGGGTTATCACCCAAACAACGGATGATGATCCGAGACAAGCAAGTTACGTACCAAGCGCCCCCAAAACCAGTAGAAATGCCGGTTAGGCGTACGGTTTACAAGCAGCCACACGTTTATACCTACGCATTTCACGCAAAAGACGTTATACACCCACAAGCATTTGAAATTAAAAAAAGGAGAATTGACTTGATAAGTACAGACATTCCACAAAAAACGGCAAAGTTAATGAAAATGACCCCGTCGATTGTCGCGTCTACCCTGACCGCGCAATCGTCTGCCGCAATGCTGATGGCTGGGTGGGAAGATCCACTTGACGCTCGCACTTGCGCTGCCATGTTTATGGGTGCAAGCCATGTTATTGAATTAGCTCGACAAGGATTCGAATCAGAAGTAATTACCGCCCAAGAGTACGCGGCAGTACAAGGAGTGGCGCAGCTAGCTATGCAGGTGTGGAAGTTTCACGCCGAGCAGCCAAAACCTGAAGTAGCGTAATATTTATGCAATACTTTACAGATATGGCTCATTAACCAGGACGGAACAACATGGCCCAAAAACGCAAAGACAGTGATCCAGTACCGGTGCAGGATGTAATTGAGGACCTAATTGGGGTGCAAGAACACATTTTCACCAAAGAAAATGCAAGGGACAAGCAGGCTGCAAGTCGCATATCACTTACTAAAAATAATGTTGAGAAAAAAATAATTAAACTTGACGCGACGAATGAAATCCGCATCCGCCAGGATCAAATTGCTAAGCTTGGGTTATCGAGAATATCTGGTCAAATAACCCGCGACGAACTCCCGGAGATTGGTTTAGCCATTATTGCGGACCACGGACTGCGGGTTCTTGGGGGAGAATGGGAAGTAAAGTCAGCCGAAGAAGCCACAAAAGTGGCGAAAGTATGGCACGACATCCTTCGTTTGGAAATGGGAGAACCGACGACGATCTCCTCAAGCCAGGAGAGTGAAAGCCCCGATCAACGCCGTAACCGGTTTGAGGAGCTGAAACTTGAGGCAAAACGTCGCGTAGAAGGTGGATTAAGGGCGATTGCCGGTGACGCTGGATGAGCGTAACTGTTGATAAACGACTCCTGCTTACTGATGATGAGTTTGCAGCTTTAAGTCCAACGGAGCAAGATGAATATCTCAAACTTCTTGAAGAAGATCTTTCTGCATGGTCCTTGGTTGGAAACGAGCGCCAAACAAGAGCAAACGCCCTACTTGGTAAGGTTGACTGGCTTTTGTATGGAGGAGCAGCCGGAGGAGGAAAATCCGAACTTATTACCTATCACGCACACCAGCTGTCAATGGCATTTCCCGGACATCGTAGTTTGCTCGTCCGTACATCGTTACCCGAATTACGGCGAAGTCTCATTATTCGAACGCAAGTACGGTATGCGCAGGTCAAGGTGCAGGCTGCATTAAAAGCAGTCGACAACGTTAAGGCCTGGTGGTACGAAAACGGATCAATCATTGAATACGGCTACTGCAACCGCGACGAAGATGTGAGCCAGTTCATGTCGGCAGAATACGACTTTATTGCTTTTGACGAAGCTACGCAGTTTTCTTCATACCAAATGTTGATGTTGTCCGGTCGTTTGCGTACAAGTCGCAAGATGGTTGAGGCCGGCGTGAGAACACACGTTATGTTTGCCACGAACCCTGGTGATAAAGGCCATCAATTCCTGTATCAGATGCTTGTTACACCCTCGCATTACGGTAGGCAAGCAATCGTCTACGACGTGAGCAATGGCTTCGAAAACCCCGATATCGTCCGACTTGTTGAATTGCCCGAAGATCTTGAGGAACTTAAGGCCTTGGAGATAGACCACGATCCCGATAAACACCTGGTTGCCGCATTTGTGCCGTCGACCGTAATGGATAACCCGTTTGTGGACCCTGGTTACCGAAAGCACTTGTCAATGCTCCCGGAAATGGAGCGTCGTCAAAAACTGATGGGAGACTGGGACACGTTCTCCGGCCAGTACTTTGGTGAGTTTGACCGGTCGCGCCACATCGTCGAGCCGTTTGCAATACCCGATACTTGGCAAAAGTACCGCGGCATCGACTTTGGTACAGCAAACCCGTTTTGCTGCCTTTGGGGTGCGGTCGACCCTTCAAACGGAACAATGTATATATACAAAGAGGTATATCAGAAGAACCTGACTACCGCTGAGCAAGCCCGCCTAGTAAAGAAAATGAGTGTAAATGAACACGGAAAGCCTGAAAACATTGCTGTTTCTGTTATCGACCCGGCCACATTCTCTAACGTGGCAGGATTGGGCACGACTGTTGCAGCTCAATACAACGCCCAAGGCGTTGTAGTAACACGCGCTAAAAATGCTCGAGTTGGCGGATGGCAGAACATGCGCCGATACATGATGCCTCACCCTGTCGATGGAGAGGTGCGTTTGAAGATATTCAGCAATTGCCAAAACTTGATCCGCACTATCCCGCTAATGAGACACGACAGTCACAATATTGAAGATTTGGACAGCCGGGACGAGGACCATGCTGTTGACGCGCTAAGATATTTGTTAGGCTGTCGGCCATACGAGTTATCGAAGAAAGAAAAAAGAAAGTATGAACCGGGCGCTGAAGGAAGG